AGTTGCACGACAGACTCACTGAATCAACCGTCACTATCAACGTTCTTTACGACGAAGTTGATGCCTTCCAATTGCAGGTAAAGGGTGCTCTCACCAAAGCCTCAACAGTTAAAAAACTGGCTGAGATGTGGCCTGAAGCAGTTCCATATTTGCCTGAGGTCGAGCGGCGTGAATCGACGAGTACCGCGCTTTCCATTCCGGTGGAGACGCTCAATGCCCTTTGCGGCATACCAAAGAATGAATGACCCGCTCCGGCGGGTTTTTTATCGGCCATACATAGGCAGATTTTCGAGTCTGCCCATTTATGACAACCGGCGGCCATCCACCGCCCATTAGCGCAGAAGTCTTGTATTAACCGTTCCGTTCGCCGCGATAAGGCCAAGAGGATTTATGAGTGACTTGGAGTTTGGCTTAAAGATATACGCCTTATGGTTTGTCGGGATGTTTCTGCTCGGCATAGCAATCAACTCGCTGACGAAAAAAGAACATCGCCAGCCACTTTCAAAACTAGCCATTGACCATGTACGCATGTCTTCCGCAATAACCATTGTGGGCCTGATTGTGTGCGGTATGGGCTGGTTCTTATTCAAGGTGGTGTGAGATGAAAGTCACCCACAACGGCAAGCAGTACACCGCCAAAAAGCTCAACGATAACGAGTGGCAACTGACATCGGTATCGGCACCACGCGACAAGCTGACTCTGAATCGCTGGCAGATGCATATCGCTGGCCTCCTAAAACAGGTTGAGGTGAAGGCATGATCAATCATCACCTGCTGCGCGCCGCGCAGAGCAAAGCAGCCATTGCCCTGTTTATCGGTGATGGCGCCATGTGGATGGCAGCCTACGATGAAATGAAGGTTGCTATCGGTTATCCGTGGCATAGAAAAGCAGCCTAACCCCCTACTCAACCGATCGGCCTGGCATTACGCGGGCGGGATCTGCACATCCAAATTTCAGGAGAAACCATGAGCGAAGTAACGGACTTAACTGTCATCGAAATCAAGCCAGAACAGGCTCCAGTGCTGTACGTAGCGGGCGGCCTTGATGCTTACCTCGAACAGATCCGCCAGGCAGTAAACGAAGTGCCGGACCTGTCCACGAAGAAAGGCCGTGACCGTGTCGCCTCTCTGGCGGCGCAGGTATCACGCAGCAAGACGGCAATCGAAAAACCGGGCCGTGAGTACCTGAAGCGCCTGAAAGAGGCTGTGCGTCCGGCTGAGGCCGAAATTAAGCGATTCGTTGATGCCTGCGACGAGCTGCGCGATGCAACTCGCCGACCACTCACCGAATGGGAGGCCGAGCAGGAACGCATTAAGGCTGAAGAAGCCATGAACGCGATGCACGCCGAAGCGCTGGTGATGAACGAAGAGTTCGACCGCCAGCGTGCTGCGCAGATTGAAGCTGACCACGAAATGGCTCTGCTGATGAATGACAAGTTTGACCGTGACCGCGAAGAACAGCGCCGCCTGGCGGAACAGGCTCAACGTGAGCATGAAGAGCGATTGAAGCAGGAAGCGGCAGAACAGGCGCGCCGCGATGCCGAAGCGAAGCACAAAGCTGAGATTGAAGCCGCAGCTCGCCGTGAAGCCGAAGAGAAAGCCCGCGCTGAACTGGCTGAACGCCAGCGCGTCGAAGCGGAACAGCGTGCAGCTCGCGAGAAGCAGGAAGCGGAAGCCCGGGCGGAACGCGAAAAAGCCGCGGCGGTTGAGGCTGAGCGCCTGAAGGCAAGACAGGCAGAAGATAAACGCCTGGCGGAAGAGAAACGCATCGCCGACGAACAGGCAAAGCGCGAGGCTGACGTGAAGCACCGCAAGACAGTCGGCACCAACATCGTTAACGCGCTCACCAGCCATACCAGCTTAACTCGCGAACAGGCTATCGAAGTGCTAACCGCTCTGAAAGATGACCTGATCCCCTGCGCGAAAATTCATTACTGAGGCAACCATGAACGCATTCCTCACTTACGACCGCATCGAAGATCGGCGGTGGGTTGAGCAGCAGCTCACCGACGAGAAAGAGAAGTGGATCGACGACCGCGCTCGGGAAATCATCGACATGATGCCAAAAGAGCCGTCCAGTCTCTTCCACTTCACGGTCCCGATCGACACCAGCCCGTACGAAGGACTTCGCAGCGATAAAGCTGGCGAGGTCTACAACGATTTCATTTCGGCAGTTGCTTACGCCCAGGCAGAATACGACTGGGAACACCGTACCGGCTGCCCGTTTTAATTTTTGAGGGATTTAACAATGAGTACTGCACTTTCTACCATGGCCGGGAAACTGGCCGCACGCCTCGGCATGGATGCCGGTACGGACCTGATGAATACGCTGAAGAATACAGCGTTCAAAGGTGGCAACGTCACGGACGAGCAATTCACAGCCCTGCTGATCGTCGCCAACCAGTACGGCCTGAACCCATGGACGAAAGAGATTTACGCATTCCCAGATAAAGGCGGGATTGTCCCGGTCGTTGGCGTTGATGGATGGGCTCGCATTATCAACGAACATCCTCAGTTTGACGGCATGGAGTTCTCTTACGACAAAGAGGAAGGCGCGTGCACCTGCAAGATTTACCGCAAAGACCGCAAGCACCCGACAATCGTCACCGAGTATATGGGCGAGTGCAAACGCAACACTCAGCCATGGCAGTCCCACCCTACCCGCATGCTTCGCCACAAGACGCTGATCCAGTGCGCGCGTCTGGCCTTTGGTTTCGCTGGCATCTTCGACCAGGATGAGGCAGAGCGAGTAATTGAAGGAACAACGGCAGAGGTTCATGCGGGCCATGAATCAGATAGCCGTCGCCCGGATCTGATCGCAAAAGGTGAGTCCGCCGCGCGCCTTGGAACCGTTAAGTATCAGGAATTCTGGGTAGCGCTGAGCGCTGAAGAGAAGCAGGTGATCGGCGCAGTTGAGAAGCGACGCATGTATGACATGAGTCTTGCTGTCGACAACGCCGAACCTGTCCATGTCGTAGAGACGGAGGCTGAATGATGGAGCAACGCACCCCTGAATGGTTTGCTGCGCGCTGCGGCAAGGTCACTGCCAGTCGCCTGGCTGATGTCATGGCCCGGACTAAGTCGGGCTACTCCACCAGCCGCCAGAACTACATGGCCGAGCTGATTTGCCAACGGCTGACCGGGAAGCTGGAGGAAGGGTTTTCGAATGCCGCGATGATGCGCGGCACTGAACTTGAGCCAGTGGCCCGCGAAATGTACGCGCTGAATGAGTTCGATGCGGAAATCACTGAAGTTGGACTCATCGATCACCCAACCATACCCGGATTCGCAGCCAGCCCGGACGGACTTGTTAACGATGACGGGCTTATCGAAATCAAATGCCCCAACACCTGGACCCATCTTGAAACGCTGAAAACTGGCGAGCCAAAGCGCCAGTACATGCTGCAAATGCATGCGCAGATGATGTGCACCGGGCGGAAATGGTGTGATTTCGTTAGTTTCGATGATCGCCTGCCGCCTGACCTCGCCTATTTCAAGAAGCGCATTCATTTCGACGAAGAGCTGGCGCGCGAAATCGAGTCTGAGGTTAAGAGCTTCCTTGCAGATCTGGAATCTGAAATTCAGAAAATCACAGAGCGTGCAGCATGAAACGCACACCCTTTTACCGCAGGCCCGGGCGAACAGGGCAATTCTCCGGCCTCCGTGAACGCGTTATCTGGATGATTCAGACGCGTGGCCGCCCGGTAACCGGTAGCGAAATCGCTGAGAAGTTTGGCGTAACCCTGATTGAGTTTAACCGGGTAGCCAACGGAATCACCCGCGGCTCCGGACAGATAGCGCAGATCGTTGAGTCGGAGAAATGGCTCAACGAGGACGGCATCTGCGATCGGACATTCGACCTGGTCACGAAGCCAAAGGTTGTAACGCCGCAGGGCAAATCGCGGCTGTTCACCCGGCGCGCCATTGAGCAATCTCAGGAAGGTAGACGGCAGGAGTGCATAGCGCGTGCCGCCCGTCGCCGCCGCATGATTGCTCAGGGCCTCTACATCGACGAAATGGAGTCCATCCTATGACTCACGCTCACGACGACATCAGGGTTGGCACACTGTGCCTTCCCTTCATTGGTAAAGGCTGGCTAATGCCATGGGGTGAAGTGGTCAGCAATCCATTAAAGGCGCAGCGGCTCGCTGAGGAATATCAGGAAAGGCAGGAGGCGGCATGACTGATTCAACAATCTTGGACATGTGCTGCGGTTCTCGCATGTTCTGGTTCGATAAGCAGGATGAGCGCGCGGTTTTCAGTGATATCCGGGCCGAGCAGCATGAACTTTGCGACGGCCGCCAGTTAATCATAAGCCCGGACCTTATAGCTGATTTCCGTGCCCTTCCCTTTGCCGACAACACTTTCCCTGTAGTCGTGTTCGATCCGCCACACCTTGAGCGCGTCGGAGATAACGCGTGGATGGGGAAAAAGTACGGCCGGCTGAACAAAGAAACGTGGCGCGATGATCTGCGTGCCGGCTTCGCAGAAGCATTTCGGGTGTTGTGGCCACACGGCGTGCTCATCTTCAAATGGAACGAAACCCAGATCCCGGTAAGCAATATTTTGGCGCTGACTGACGAGAAGCCGGCCATATGGCAACGAACAGGAAAAGCTGACAAAACCCACTGGGTTATTTTTGTGAAAGGCGGCGCGAAATGACAGGAAAATACTCTCTTATCTACGCTGATCCGCCCTGGTCTTACGGCAACACCATTAGCAACGGAGCC